CTGCAGGCGATCCGGCTTGCGGCCCTCACAACGAATCGAAAGGACCGGGAACGATATGGACGCGATACTGATAGCGGCCAACTCGATCGAGCAGCTTGAGCGTGAGGTCGAGCAGCTGAAGGCAATCCTGCGGGACGCGCGTCGGGTGATCGAGAGACCAACCGAGCAGGTGCCGCCGGCGCCGTACGCTCGAAGCGATCGATAAGGCCCTGTGATGATCCACCTGCGCAACGGCATCCACTACCACTACCCGCTGTGCTGTGTGGTTTGGTACGCGCTGGGAAAGTCGCTAGGGGTAAGGCACCAAGCGGCCAGACGCGGCGTTTGTGTGCGGTCTGACGGTGCGCGGTACGTACCATGCGCCCACTGGCGGCACCCACGCTGGCGCCCGATCAATCGTGGGTGCGTCCGATGATGGGGCGAATCGAGCAATACCAGGAGTGCGGTGCTGTCGCGGCCCCGTTCCGCGCGATGGTCGATGCCGACCTGGAGCTCGAGCGGGCAGCGGATGCGCTCGAGCCCGGGCAGGTGCTCCGCGTCGAAGAGGGCTACTACTTCCACCGACTGAACGGGGCGACGATCTTGATCCCGACGTGGTACATGCCAACGCGGGACTTCGCAAAGCAGCAGGGCTAGTACATACGGCCAGAGGACTTGAAGAACAACGCGCGATAGCCGATACTAGAAACATGATGCAAACAACAAAAGGAACCGGGATCAGCATGAAGCTCCTTATCGCCGTAACCGCAGCCCTTGTCTTCACCTCACCTTCGCCCGCGCAGGCGCACCACCCGCACCACCACAAGCCTGCCCGTCACCACGTAGCGCGACACCACAAGATCTCGGTGCCGGCGTTTACGGTTGAAGGCGAAGTTGAAAATACCTCACCCAAAGACGCAGGGCACTTCCTCGCGTACGACAACACCGCGATCGGGGACTGCACCTACGCTGCTGCTGCGAACTACGAGATCGCGATCGGTGACCCTGCCCCGGCTGAAGCCCAGATCGTAGGTGAGTTTCACGCAGCCGGAGGGTCGGATACCGAAGGGCTTAGCATCGAAACATGGACTAGCGACTGGGCCTCCAACGGAATCGGCAGCATCAAGATGCTAGCCAGCGCACACGCCCCAGGCTACGCACACGAACTAGATGGCCCTGCGATTGCCCTCCTCCACGTAAACACTGGTGAACTCGTCGGAGTAGCGATCTCCACGGCTGGCGGCGGCCACATGGTCACGGTTCTTGGTACGAACCCCGAAGGCGTCAAGATTGTCAGCGTCGGGTATGAATCCGAGATGCCGTGGGCACAGTGGAACGCTGACGCCCAGACCGTCTACACGATGAGTGATGAGTAACATGGCAACCGTAAAAGTTGACCTGACTGACGGCAAAGAGATCACGCCAGAGCTAGTGGCGGATGTACGTATGGCGATGGACCTAGAGCGTCGGCAGCGTCCGCGCCGCACACACCCTGGACGCCGATCGATGGACTTCAGGCCCGGTGAGGTTGAGCGGATCAGCCGGGAGCAGCGCGACAAGGAGGAATCATGACCGACGACATTCAGTGGGAGCCGAAGTACACCGCACCACCTGAGCCCGACATCAAGGAACTACGTGCTCAGGAACGCGCAAGGCGCCTAGCCTGGCAAGCCACCCGGTTCGAGCAACTAAAGGAGGCCGTCCGTGCATGACTTCGACCGTTTCTTCGAGGAGAACGGCTACGTGACCGGACAGGAACCCGAGGCGTTCGCCGCATGGCTCGCATCCAAGACTGGCAAGCCGGTCGATGGCATCGCTACCGACTTCAGTGCTGCCGTTCATGCCGACGCCCCCGACAACCCCCAAGGAGAGGTGACGGAATGAAGGATGAGGCAACGGAGATACGACCCGACGACCTGTTGGTAGGTGTAGACCCAAAGTCCGCACTGGTCATGGCCCGCGAGATCCAACGCATAGACGCAGAGGGCGGCAGCGGCGGCTCCGAGGAGGAGCGGCTGGCGAGGCTCATCTACGAGGCGAGCGACATCTGCGCTGACTGGACGAACGCGCTGCACGCGATCAAGGAGATACCGGGTGTCGGCCAGATCTGGCTGCGCATCGGCGGCCGTGAACGAGTTGAGATCACGCGGGCATGGGGATCGACAATCGGCGGCACCGCGCCCACGCCTGCCGTGCGCTGTCGGCCACTCCACGGCGGCAAGGAGTGGTGGGCGTACGTCTCCTCTTTCGTCCAGCGCTTCGACTTGGAGACCCCCGATGCCTAACCCCCCTGTCGATCAAGTACCGGGAGATCGGGAGGCCCTGACTGAGCTTTGCGAGGCGTTGGAGGCGACAAGGCTCAACATCCCCCGCATGGGCAAGACGCGACTGGGGAAGGCATGGCACTCGGCTCGAACGGTCCTCGCCGCACCCCAGCGCGGTGCGAATAGGCCCGACCTTGATGACTGGGCCAACGCGCTTGAGGATGCGAACCACAGGTGGATCACCGAACGCGAGAAGCGGAAGCGGGCCGAGGACATGCTGGTCAAGATCATCGACCGTCACCATCGCTGCCTGACGGCCTCTAACCTGCACGACCCCGAGCACCAGGATTGGCCCGCTTACCTACGTACAAGCGCTGCAGAAGGCCGACCGTCGCAACGCAACAAAAGCACAAGAGGCCCGTGAGGATCTAGAACGTACATAGCTGTATGTGTGTGTGGTACGCTTAGACGGCACGGCGAACCCTGAGACTGACCCGCGAGGGTAATGTCCTCAAACCACGTCGTCGTTGCACTTACCTAAAACAAAATAAGAACAAATGAAATAAGGAGGCAGTATGGCGGCAGCGAAAGCTAATCCGCGCCAACTGCAGGACTCAGAGAACGAGCCGCTTCACGTTCTCTACTACGGAGACGGGGGGACAGGTAAGACCTCGCATATGTGCGCGCTCGCGAACATCGGGCCTGTTCTGATCGTGAACGCAGAGAAGGGCGTCAAACGCCGGGCGCTGCAACGCATCGGCATCGCCGTCGACAACATCGAGGTGTTCCCGATAGGCGACGAGGAGATCACGTTCGAGTCACTGGAGCAGGAGTGGCTACGGGTGCGGGAAGCCTTGCACAAGGACCCGACAGCGTATGTCGGATATCTGTGGGACTCGATGACGCAGATATACAACGTCCTGCTCGAACACGCAAAGGTAGCGGGTGAAGCCTGGGAAGCCCGCACCGGCAAGAAACGCGACCCTCGCAACGACTACGGCGACGCCAACGATCAGCTGAGGAAGCTGACACGGAAAGCGATGGATCTGCCGTGCCACTTCGGCGCAAGTGCGTTGGAGCGGCGGGACCAGGATGACGACGGTGTCGTCAACTACCGCCCGTCGATCCCGCCGGGGTTGATGAAGGATGCGTACGGGTGGTTTGATCTCGTGTCACACACCACTCTTGTGGCGGTAGGCGAGCATGAGCAATATCATGGGCTTTTCAAACCTCTTGGAAAGTACAAGGGCAAAGACCGCGAAGGAATCATGCCGCGCACGGTTGTAAGCCCGTCGTTCGATCGCGTGATCGCTTATGCTGAGGAGGCGCTTACAGCCAAGACAGATCCCATCATGATAACTGCACAAGAGCAAAAAACAGAACAAAAGAAAAACTCAAACACGGAGGACAAGTAAACATGCCGAAGCTCAATAAAAAGCAGGCGAAAGAGGTAGGCGACGCTGCAGGTGGTTTCGACCTGCTGGACGACGGTGTTTACCACGCACGGCTCCGTGACGTGGAGGCCAGCGAGAACGCCGGACCGTCAGGGGCGCACTACTGGACGTGGGGGTTCGAGGTTGTTGAGGAGCCGTACATCAACCGGCGCCTGTGGACGAACACCTCACTGTCAGAGGCAGCTGCCTTCAAGCTGAAGGAGATGTTCGACGCATTCGGCGAGGACACCGACACGGACACGGACGAGCTATGCGGACAGGTGGTGCGCCTGGTCGTGTCAACACGCACGATCCAGGGGGGCTCGCGTAAGGGCGAGAACGCCAACCAGATCGATCGTGTGTCGCCGGCTGATGACGAGTTCGAGGCGCCTGAGGTAGAGGCCGCCAGCGTGGAGGGTGATCTCTTCTAGATAACACCGCATGGGCCGCCGCTGCAGGCAAGGTTCCCCCGGTCCCCCTTGCCGACAGAAGCTCGCGTATCAAAGACCCGACGTATCCGGGCGCCCACTGTTGGTACTTAGAAATGGCGAAGCTCAAAGACGCTCAAGCGCTGGACAAGATTGGCTGGCGCGTCGTCGCCGCACCGCTTGCAGGTAAGGCGCCACTGGGTAGCTGGAAGCACGCGCAGACCGAGCCGGCGACTGCTGCCGAGCTCAAAGAGGCGTTCGCCAAGGACCGGAACATCTTCATCATCACCGGCTCGATCAGCCGGCTGGCCGTACTGGACTGTGATGATCAGGTGGCCGTCGAGTATTGGCGTGGCCGGCTGGGCGACGTACTGGACGAAACCACATGCGTTAGCACCGGCCGAGGGAAGCACTATTACTGGAAGCTCGACGAGGGTGAAGTACACAAAGGAAGGTCAAGCCCGGGCGGTGATAGCGGTAAGTGGGATCTGCGCGCTGAGGGCGGCGGCGTCGTTGCACCCCCATCCATCCACCCAACGGGCCGCGTGTACCGCTGGGGGCCCGGACGTGGCCCTGCTGCCCTGCAGGACGCGCCTGCTGACCTGTGGACGGGTGAGCAAAAGACAGACGGCAAGCCGTCTGGCCCCTCATCGCTGCTAAGCCACCTACTGACCAACCGGCCCGACGAGGGAGGGCGGAATAATTGGTTGGCTCGCGTAGCAGGCCACTACGCCAAGGTGATCCCCTACCAGGACGCCTACGAGGAGACGGTACGCGGGCTGGGCAACGAGATCGGTCTGGATGAGGCTGAGATCGAGAAGCTGATCAAGTCGATTTGGAATTCCGAGCAAGCCAAGGCCGGCAAAGCGGCACCTGAGCCGGCAGCCGAGGGTGAGGGTGGTAGCTGGAGGATCGCGCAATGTGAGGAAGTATCAGGTTGGTTGATGTCGGGCGACACTCGGATCCTCACACAGGTACGCGAACGCGACGCGGACGGCGACTGGCAGCTAGCGCTTGCTCCCTGGCTCAACGCAGACCTACGCGCAATCGGAATCTTCGAGATGCCCGACGACACACGCTTGTATCACGTGGAGGTTCGCACCGCAGACCGTATCTACGAGGGCGACGTCAGCAGCAAGGTGCTAGGCGACAACAAAGCGCTCGTCCAGTGGCTCGCAGGGTTCGGCTGCAGCCTGGCTGCCCCTGACGGCATCTTTCCCCGTGGGATGGCTGCAGGCGCCCGTCTGGTGCGCTACCTGGAGGCCCAGCAGCCGCCCGTACAGCTGGCCGTGACCGCGCTGGGCTGGCACGAGGAGACTGGCGCGTTCATCACGCACGAGGGCCTGCTGCGCGCCGATGGGTTCGCGCCGTTCGAGGCGGTCAGGCCGGCGCCTCGTGTGCGGCAGTGGGCACCGTACGTGTACGGGCTGGAGGGCGCAGACCATACCGCGCAATCGGTGCTGCAGGAGGTGCTGACGTTCCACGACGAACGCGTCGCCGCTGTGTTCGGTGCCTGGTGGGCAGCCTGCCTGCTCAAGCCACAGATCGCTAAGGAGTTCTCGCAGTTCCCGTTCATGGCCTTGGAGGCCCCCAGTGAGAGCGGCAAGACCACTGGGTACTTCCCGTTGATGCTCGAACTGGCAGGCAACACACAGGGCAACAGCAACCCGACACGCGCCGCGATGCGCGACTACTTGAGCGCCCACCGCAGCGGCATCGTGTGGGTGGACGACTTGGACAACCTCGATGCACTGGGCGAGCTAATCCGCAGCACTACCGTCCAAGGGTCCGTCGTGAAGAAGGCCCTAAACCAATCCGACCAGATCTCCGTCCAGCTAGTGGCGGCGCTGTGTGTGAGTGGTGAGTCCCTCGGCCTGCACGGTCAGAAGGCGCTGCTGGACCGCAGCATTGCGTTGGAGGTACCGAGCCCTGTTGGTCGCCGTAGCCTGCATGGCGACTACAGTCAGTTCCAGGATATCGTAGAGCTCAAACGGCAGTACCCGAACCTAAGCGACTTCGCCGGCACGTTCATGGTGGGCGCCCTAAAGCTTGTACCGGAAATCCCCACCAAGGCCCTGACGCTCCGTAAGGGTGACGGTCGCTTGATGGACAAGCTCACGATCATGCGCTTAGGTGTGTGGATACTCCGCTCGCTGTGTGACCACGAGAGCAGCGAGTGGTTGGAACGCCACGTAGAGGCGTGGGTGGCCGAACAGCTCGACGGTTACGACCCGACCGACACAGCCTCACGATGCAACTGCTGCCTGCTGCTTTCAAGCGCCTGGGCCGGCCTACACAGCCGCTAGGCCCCGATACCAGCCGATCTAGGCCTGCGAGTCCTGTGTTCATACGCGCGCAGAAGAAAGACATCTGGTTCAACCCAACGCTGCTGGCGGAATGGTGGAGCGACATCCACTACGGGCGAGTCGATCAACGCGCGGCGTCGACAGAGGCGCTCAAGCAGCAGACGAAGGCGATCGGTGCAGGCGGCCGTAAGGGCGTCGACCGCCTGTACTTCAAGTACTCAACCGGCTCAGGAGGCGCCAACTACTGGCGCTTGCCTGATGACATCGCAGAGCAGGTCATATTGAGATCTGAGGCTTGATGTGCTATGTTCCCACGAAACGAGAAGGAGGTCAAGAATGGACATAGTAACTACATTGCGAGAGATCGCAGATCAGCTAGAGGAGGCGACCACAAGCCCTTGTACAAGCGGGGCAGAGGTTGTATATGCGCAGGTGTTCGACTTCAACGACGGGAACGGACCCATCCCCGCTGCGCGCCATACTAACCCTGATGGTAGTGCGGGAGGTTGGGTTGCAACAACCGCCACAGTAGAGACCACAGCGAGTGTGTCCGGCGACGCGAGGGTGTCCGGCTACGCGAGGGTGTACGGCAACGCGCAGGTGTCCGGCGACGCGAGGGTGTACAACAACGCGCAGGTGTACGGCGACGCGAGTGTGTCCGGCGACGCGAGGGTGTCCGGCTA